AAAGCATTGGATTAAATGGTATTGAGAATATTTTTTTCATCACTTCCTTCTAAACATCCACCACAAATACCGTTACAATCAGTCTTATAAAAGACACAATCTAAACAATCTTGTGGTACGTTATAATTTTTATGGTTTTCGGTATAAAGTTTATCGAACCTATCCCTCAAATCAAATATAGCACTTTTTCCTGAAAATTCCAAAACATTTTCAAGTTTTACTTTATCTTGTAATGGATAACAATGAATTGAACTACCGTCCGGAAAAACATCTAAAGGCATGAAGCCACATATAGTATCATATTCCGGTATTTTAAACGTCGCAAAATTAAAAGAATTGTCCAATACGGCTTTTTTACTTTTACCCTCCCATAAACATGGTGGGACTTGGCAATCGGATGTTATTCTAATGTTATTGTATAGACCAAATTTTAGAATTTTACTAATCTCACTACCCATTTCTTTATTATTAATGAGGTAAGTGCCGGTAAGGTCTAAACCTACTCTAATTGCATTTACTTTACCATCTAATTCATGATATAACCACTTAACATAATCGTAGAAGTTTCTATCTTTCCAGTCCTTTGACATGGTAATGGCCAGATAAAGTCTTGGGTTGGTATCGAACCCCCAAGTATTTGCATATGCTTTATAAATTTCTATATAGTTCTTTTTAAAAAGAACTATTCGATTTTTTTCATTTAGCTCTGCCGCATTTGGGAATACCCATCTGATGTTTTTAATATTTTTAATTAGATAATCTCTAGTCGTTTGACTAAACAAAAAGTTACTAACAAGATTAATCTTTATATTCTTTGAAAAGATGTAATCAAGAATTTCAATAAAGTTGGGGTGTTGTGTTGGTTCTCCTCCAAGAATTGTAATCTCTTCTTGATGTCCATCTAAATGATAATGGTCGATAATTTTATCAACCATTTCTATTGTCATATTTCCTAAAGTATGTTTTAATCTTGCGTCTTCTTTTGTGAAACAAAATGAACATCCTTTAGCACATGTTCCGTTAATTGCTAAATTCATTAAAAATCCATTTTCAATGTGAGTGGTGTTGTTTCTACGTTCTCGTCTTCTTTTTGTTGCTTACTCATTGCCACACCGAACTTCTCATGCTTCAATCTGTGACAATCAGCAATCGTTTCACATACTTTGATTCTTTCCTCCAATAATTGTTGTTCAAGTAATAAGTTTGCTAACTTAGTATTGTAACTTGTTACATTATTAATTACTTTTTGAATAAATGTTTCTTTACTAATATTTCTTCCTGTAGATAGAATATCGATGATTGGTGTTTGATAATCATTGTCAGCAGTCCAACCAAACGCTTCTCTCTTTTGTTCTTCCCAAGTATCTTTTTCCAAAATAGAAGCATCAACCATTAACTCTTTGTATCTTTCAGAAAATCTATCTGCAACCACTTTTTTCATAACAGCTTTATTGAATGCAACGCCTGCTGCCCTGTCTTCATCGGTTAAGAAATGTTTTACTTTAACCTCATCAGTTTCTCCCGATTCCGCCAATTGTGGAATCTCATCCATAATGTGAGAATTTGTTCTCACACTAATATAGTCTTTGTAAATGTCAGCAAAAACAAAACCTTTAGCAACTTCTTCAGGAATGATGGTCGCACCTAAACGATTGAGTTCAACTCTCATATCATTATATTCGTCAGCTATCCTACCATAGTTGTAGTTTAAATACATACCTATAATCTGAACATAACCTGGAACGTTACCCTGTAATTTAAAAATAATATGTGTCATTATAATAATTTTTCAGTTTCTATTTTATTTGATCCATCTAATTTTAATTGATTTTTTAGAGATTCCTCAATTGTAAAATGATTTGTTGTTGCTTGTGTCATTAATTGATTGATATTTCTATCAATTGATATTGTATACGCTGATGCCAAAGACAATACTTGTTTTTGTTGTTCGGGGTCCATCATTAAAATTGAATCTAAATTACCCGTTCCAATTCTACCATAGGAAATCATGTCAAGCATGGCTTGTTTAGCCATACGAATAGTCCAATACTCGTGTTCATATTTTTCTTCCAATTCAGGATTACCAAATACATCAATTAATTTTGTACCATCAGGTAAAATTGCGTCTTCGGATTCTAAAAACTCTTTAATTAAATCAATGAACCCTTGTCTCTCTCTATACGCATCTTTTAGATTTCTTTTAAATTTTCTTAAATCGATGTGTTTATCCGCAACTGTTAAATTAATCATTTCTTTTCTTTTGGGGTCACTGATGAATTCTTTGCTTTCCTCATCCATCTGAATTTCAAGTTCGGCCTTTCTTACTGTGTATTCAAGATGTTGTACAGCATCTTCTCTACCTCTCAACTCTAACAACCATTGTTTTAATTTTGCGTATGGAGTTATTTGGGCTCCACCAACAAAATTATATGCTTTGTACTTGGGTAGTGCAAATGACATATTTTCCGATATTTCCATCAATTTATTATCGAATGGATTATTTAAATTTTCTGACCTTTCATATTTGTAACCTTCCATAAATAAAATTGTTTTTTTTATAATATAAGTAAAATATTTTAAATTATCAACTATTGTCTCCAACCGCAATGTCCAGAAGATGTTCCAGCATTTACTGCAGGATTTAAACCAGTTACACTACTAGACCCACTATCAGTTGCATAATTAAATTTCCAACTAACATTATTTTGGCCACCACCATCATAACATCCCAACATATATTGCCAATCTTGACCCATAGTAAAATTCTCTTCACCACAGTTTGCGTGTGGTTTAGATACGTTTCCAATATTAGTATCACTAGCATTTGACCATCTTCTTAAATTATATCCTCCATTATAACTTCCCTCATTTCCAGCATATCCTTTACCCGCTTTCGAGCTAATACCCTTTTGTTGAGCGTGTGCCCCCCATTGAGTAGAAGAGCTTGGTGTCTCGTTTGAGAAATTAAACTTTACTCCGGCACTGGATGTCCAAGCGTAACCGAAGTTTTCATCAAAAAACGCACCTCCACCATCATTACCACTAATAGAAGTAACCGCAAAACCACTAACATAACTTTCGTTTGTTAAATTGAATTTTTCTATTGTAGTGGATCCTCCTGAAATTAGATATGCCATTTCAGTTTCTTTTTGCATGGTGGCAACGTCACTTCTCGTGATACTAGTGTTGAATTTTGTTTGATGTGCATAATTTGTATCAGTCATCATATTAATCGCCGAAGTTCTAGTTCCATGAATAGTTTCAGGTCCCTTCCAAGCGTTATCATCATTAACTGACCATTGAAAGAAAATATTTTTACTACAAGCTCCCGATGTGTAAGATATTGGGAAATCTAATATTTCTCCAATATGTGTTGTTTGGTCAATAAGGTTTACCGTTTTATGTACATTTTTCCAAGGGGACGAATCTTTGTACCCACCAGCCAAATAACTATAATTAATAATTTGTCTATATCTAAATGCTGTTGGTTGTGTTTCTTGCGCAGCAATTCTCTCCCAACCACTATCAATATTTGAAACGCCGGTAAATAACATTAAATAACTACTTCCGCTGGTCGATGTTTCAAGGTATAATGAACCTGAACGAGGGTTCGATGGTCTATTTGCTCTAGTACCTCTTGGGGGTCTATTAACAACTCTATCCGATCTTAAACTACCACTAACTTCTAAATTCTCGTATATCATTTTATAAAATTATTTTAAGATCTCCAACCACAATGTCCTGATGATGTTCCTGCGTTTACACCCGGTGCTAATCCACTAACACTTGTTGTTCCTGTATCTGTTGCGTAAGTGAATTTCCAACTTGTATTATTTTGTGCACCGTCATAGTTTCCTAACATATATTGGTGGTCTTGTCCCATCGTAAAGTTTTCTTCTCCACAGTTAGGATGGGGCTTTGTCACGTTTCCAATGTTTGTATCATTTGCGTTGCTCCATCTTCTTAAATTGTACCCACCAGAATAACTACCTTCATTACCAGCATATCCTTTACCAACTTTAGAACTAATCCCTTTTTGTTGTGAATGTGCCCCCCACATTCCAGTTGATGTAAACGTCTCGGAAGCAAAACTAAATTTTATCCCAGCTGCGGACGTCCACCCGTAACCAAAATTTTCGTCAGAAAATGCCGAACCACCATCAGAACCATCAATTGTTGTTAAGTTAAAACCAGTCATTATAGTTTCATTACTTAAATCAAATTTTTCAACAGTAGAACTACCACCAGTAAACATATAAGCAAACTCTGTTTCTTTATGCATTGTACCTAAATCACTTCTTGCTGAAGTTATGTTAAATTTTGTTTGGTGTGCATAGTTCGTATCATTCGCCATGTTAATTGCTGACGTTCTAGTACTTTGTACATCTGAGGGCCCCTTAAATGTGTTGTCAGTATTTACTGACCAAACAAAGAAAATATATCTACTACAAGCTCCTGATGTGTATGATGCTGGGTGATCTAATAATTCACCAATATGTGATGTTTGATCTGTGGAATTAATTGTTTTGTGTACATTCTTCCATGGTGAGGAATCTTTGTAACCACCAGCAAGATATGAAACAGCAATTATTTGCCTAAATTTAAAACCAACATTTGAATTGACTTGTGATGATACTCTCACCCATCCACTGTCACCATTATTTAAACCAGTATAAACCATAAGGAAACTACCACTAGCGGCTTGTTCCAAATATAAAGAACCTGTAACAGGACTACCAGGTCTATTGGCCCTACTTCCCACCGGTGGTTTTGACACACCTTGTACTCTTAAAGACCCACTAATTTCTATATTATCGTGACGCATATTTTATAAATACTTTTTTAATTTCTCCAACCACAATGTCCTGATGATGTTCCACCATTAACACCTGGTGCTAAACCAGATGGGTTCACCGTACCCGTATCGGTTGCATAAATAAATTTCCAACTTGTATTATTTTGTGCACCGTCATAGTTTCCTAACATGTATTGGTGATCTTGTCCCATAGTAAAATTTTCTTCCCCACAGTTTCCATGGGGCTTCGCAACGTTACCAATATTTGTTTCATTAAAAACATTCCATCTTCTCAAATTATATCCACCATTATAGTTACCCTCATTACCCGCATATCCTTTACCCCATTTGGAACTAATTCCTTTTTGCTGACCACTTGCACCCCACTGTTGGTTATTTGTAAATGTGTCTGTTGCAAAATATAATTTGTTACCACTTTCAGATCCGTAACCATATCCATAATTTTCATCAGAAAAACCAGAGGCACCTAATGAACTGGTAATGGAAGTTTTTAATGTTAAGTATGGTTGCATATTAGGATAGTACACACTATACATAACTTCATTAGTTAAATTAAATTTTTCAACAGTTGCAACCGCACCACCAAATACCCAAGCGAATTCTGTTTCTTGAAATAAAGTTCCTAAATCGTCTCTTGCATTTGCCAAATCCCATTTAGATTGGTGAGCATATGCGGTTTCATTAACCATATGAACGCCTGTTGTCCATGTTGAATGTATTTGTGTTGCTGATTTCCATGCACCATCTGTATTAGTTGACCAAACAAATAATATAGATTTACTGCAAGCTCCGGATGTATATGATGCGGGGTAATCCATCAATTCACCTAAGTGAACTGTTTGGTCTGTTGCATTAGTTGTTCTATGAACATTCTTCCATGGAGATGAATCTTTGTAACCACCGGCTAAGTATGAAAAGTTAATGATTTGTCTATATAAAAAACCAATTCTATCTGTATTTTGCGAACCAACAGGTTCCCATCCATCGTCTCTATTAGATACTGCAGTATATGTTACAACAAAACTTCCACTATCAGATTCCTCAAGGTATAACGAACCAATATCAGGACTACCTGGTCTATTCGCTCTTGACCCTCTTGGTATAACATATTGTCCACTAACATCTAAAGAACCACTAACAATTACATTTTCTCTTAACATACTAAAATATACTGATTTTATCCCGTAACTACAAGTCTACCTGTTCTATTTGCGGCAAAAGTTACAGTAACAGTTGTTGACGTTATGTTTATTTCAGAAGGGAAGAACATATTGTTACTACTATCAAATACTTGCGCAGTTAAGTTTGCAGTTCCTAAATTATGTGTAAAACTAACACTAGACACGTTAGAGAAAGTTGTTGAATTACTTAACGCAACTCTCTTCCATGATTGCCATGTTCCGTTATTTTTACCTCTAGCATACATGATACCCGTTCTGTAGTCACCATAAATTTGATGTTGCCAGCTTGAACTATATACTTGAGAATAAAGTGCTCCGTCTGATGCATTACCTGTTAAGTTAGTTGAACTACCATCTACGTTAGTCACGTATGTTGTACCGTTAGCATCTAAGCTATTCGCATTAACCCCATCATTTGATCCAGTGTTTCTAAATGCCCTACCTTGAATTTGACTTACGGTTAAAGAAATTGATGTTGCTCCGGAACCAGAAGCATCTCCACTTATTGTAATTGTTTGGTTTCCACTTATATAAGATGGACCGTTTGTAAGTTGATTTAGGTTAGTTAAACTAGAACTAGTCCAAATTGTCTGCCATCCTTGTGATGTGTTGATTGCGGTGGCGGAGAAACTTCTATAATATAAATTACCATTAGAACTAAACCCTAATTGGCTATAGTAGTTATCCGGATGTCTATTAACAGTTAAGATACTATTTGAGTTATCAACAACGGAAAATATACCCGCTGTTGCGGTCGAAAGAGCATAAACATATCCAACAGTTCCACTACCTTGTTGTGTTGTCAATCCACCTGACGCTGTTAAGAGTGTAGCGGATGCAGATGCCCCGTCAATACTAACACCGGTCAATGCTTGTGATGCACTTGCTCTACCTAAAGATATTGATGTTGTACCAACAAAGAATGATGAGTTTGTTAATTGTGCATTCCCAATTCCAGTAACTTGTGCGGAACCAGAGAATACACCAACAGCATTTAATCTTGTTAATATACCTGAAGCGTAATTTGTTGTTGCTGTTAAATCAATTTGTGATGAACCAGAAACCAACCCACTAGGGATACTACTAATTGAACCGAAAGTAATTTGACTCGATCCCGATACAATACCGGCTGGTATACCACTTAATGATCCATATGTTATTTGACTTGATCCAGATACCAATGTTGGTTTATCTGTAATTCCATTAAAAGATATTTGTGACGACCCCGATACAACCGATATACCATTAAAGAATGAACCAGAATGGATTGTCGTTCCGTTCAATACTTGTGCACTACCTGAAACTGTACCTGAAGGTAAATTGGCAATTGTTTGTGCTGAACTTGAAACAATACCACTTGGTATGTTACTTAATCCGGTATATGATATTTGAGATGACCCTGATACCAATGTTGGTTTATCGGTGATTCCGTTAAATGATATTTGACTCGATCCCGATACAACACCATCACTATTTAATTTTGATTTAATTGTTGTATTGATTGAGGAAGTAAATGAATTTAAACTTGCCGTTGCTGTTTCAATATTACCAATTCTTGTAACGGCATTATTAAATTCTGTTTCTCTAACTAATCTTTGTTCTGAACCTAATTGACCTGCAATCCAATAATCATTTGTTGCGTCCCATAATAATGAACCAGACACTTGATTTGGGCCTGTTGTATCTTTAACTCTAAGACCGGCTAAAGTTGCCCCTGTTCCATTAAGGTTAATTAAATTATTATCAACATCAAGAGTTGTTGTATTAACGTTTG